AGGGTCCAGCTCCTTTGGATGGATGATGTGCAAGCACCGCCAACGGGCACAAAAGGCACCGTGTGGGGCGTGGATGACACAGGCTCCATCATGGTTCAGTGGGACAACGGCAGCAGCTTGAATGTGGTTTACGGCATTGATTCCTGCAAAGTAATTGATGAAAAATCCAGGAAGGAGTCACAGCAATGAAGGCACTATTTGGTCGAAAGTTCTACAACCTTAAGGAACTAAAAGAAGCAACTGAAGAGGCAAAGGAAGATGGCGTCATTGGTTCTGATTACACTGTGATTCGAGAAGTTGAACTCAGTGATTCAGAGTTCAAGAAGTTCACCAGTGATTTTCTAGAGGATCAGCCTTGGATCAAGAAGTCAGATGGTGGGACCAACGAAAAAGGTGAGCTTCGATGCATTAGGGTTATTAACAAAGACACCGGTGAAAAGATACTCACCAATCCTGAAGGCCACTCCTACTGCCGGTACTGTGCTATTGAAGATTAGATTCCAAGTCAAAAACCTGCTCTATTACTACAGAAATGACTTGCTATTATTCTCGTTTAGAGTGATATATGTAATACCAAAACAAAACACACTAAATGGAGGATGAGAACATGAAAGAAATCAAAGCATTTGAAGAAGCCAAAGCAACTGGCGCTAATTTTAAGGAGTCTGGAATCAACAGCACCATGTACTGGGCCTACGAAAGAAGCAAGGAAGCAGGAAACGACACCGTCGACTTTTCTGAGGTCATTTGGGATTACGATATTGAACCCATTGTTAATGCCTGCAGAGCCTATGGAATCGACCATATCACCATTTCAAGCACCTTCTCAGGACTGATCGCAACCCTTGCCGAATTTGAAAAGCACGGCTGCAGGATGGACGGACTTACCAAGGTTAAGACAAGCTACACCGACTGGCAGACCGGCGAAAAGCAAATTCTACCAGCAATCTTAGTCAGGATTTAAGGAGGGTTTAGACCATGTGGAGAAAAGGTAAAATCGAAGTCGAAAACAAAACCATTTATTACTGGATCAAAAGCTTTGATTTAGGCTCCCCTTACGGCATTGATGAGGGTAGAATATCAAAACTGATGCTAAAGCGAGATGGCCAGATCATTGCAAACTTTGATAGAGGCTGGGACATTGAACCCATCGACGCCAATGCGCAAGCTGCACTTGAAATATTCATGAAGAAATACAATTAACAACAAGATAAAGGAACAGGGCTGTATGGCTCTATTCCTCGTTAAAGAAGACCTTAGGGTCTATTTTTTATGTCTTTTTAAAGGAGGTGTCCGCATATCCGAAAACTAAAGAAGTATAAACCAACCTCTTACATGGCGAAGGATTCCCATTACAGCAAGGAGATGGCGGACTATGCAGTTGGTTTTATTGAATGCCTCTCCCATACCAAAGGAACCTGGGCAGGAAAGCCCTTTGAACTGATAGATTGGCAAGAGCAAATCATCCGAGATTTATTTGGAACCATAAAACCAAATGGCTATCGTCAATTTAATACTGCCTATGTAGAGATACCAAAGAAGATGGGAAAAAGTGAGCTTGCGGCGGCTGTTGCACTGCTCTTAACCTGTGGAGATAACGAAGAACGTGCTGAGGTTTATGGCTGTGCTGCAGATCGTAACCAAGCCTCTATCGTTTTTAATGTGGCAGCGGACATGGTTCGTATGTGCCCTGCCTTATCCAAGAGAGTTAAGATTCTGGACTCACAGAAAAGACTGATCTACCAACCCACCGGAAGCATCTATCAAGTGCTTTCTGCCGATGTTGGAAACAAGCACGGCTTCAACACCCATGGGGTTGTATTTGATGAGCTCCATACTCAACCTAACCGAAAACTCTATGATGTTATGACCAAAGGTAGTGGTGATGCCAGGATGCAGCCCTTGTACTTTCTAATCACCACTGCTGGAGATAATCAAAACAGTATCTGCTGGGAGGTTCATCAAAAGGCTCTGGACATCATGGCAGGAAGGAAAAACGATCCTACCTTCTACCCCGTCATTTATGGCGCAGCTCTTGAAGATGACTGGTCTGATCCAAAGGTATGGAAGAAAGCAAACCCATCCCTTGGTATCACTGTCAGCATGGATAAAGTAAAGATGGCCTATGAGTCTGCAAGACAAAACCCTGCTGAAGAAAACAGCTTCAGGCAGCTTCGACTCAATCAATGGGTTAAGCAGGCCATCCGGTGGATGCCAATGGATAAATGGGATGCCTGTGCTTTCCTGGTTAATCCTGAAGAACTTAAAGGTCGCGTCTGTTATGGCGGTCTGGACTTATCATCTTCCACTGACATTACGGCCTTTGTACTTGTCTTCCCTCCACAGGATGAAGATGACAAGTATGTGGTTCTTCCATACTTCTGGATACCAGAAGACAGCATTGACCTTAGGGTCAGACGGGATCATGTCAATTATGATGTATGGGAAAAACAAGGCTTCCTTCTAACTACTGAAGGTAACGTTGTTCACTACGGATTCATTGAGACATTCATTGAGGAGCTTGGTATGAAATATAACATCCGCGAGATTGCCTTTGACCGCTGGGGAGCAGTTCAGATGACACAGAACTTAGAGAATTTAGGCTTCACCGTTGTTCCTTTTGGTCAGGGATTTAAAGACATGTCTCCGCCTACAAAGGAACTGATGAAGCTGACTTTGGAAGAAAAGATAGCCCACGGCGGTCATCCTGTTCTCCGCTGGATGATGGACAACATCTTTATTCGAACTGATCCTGCTGGGAATATCAAAGCAGACAAAGAGAAATCCACCGAGAAGATTGACGGTGCTGTTGCTACAATCATGGCTCTTGACCGAGCGATCCGCTGTGGTGGAGAAACTGGTAATTCCGTTTATGATGATCGAGGACTGATTGTCTTTTAATAGTATACTCCTTATGCTATAATGAATATAATATGCTAAAGTTAAGTCGTATAAGTAGAATAATGCGAAGTATGGTAGATAAAAACAGAACTTGATATACAGAGAGGGGAAACATTATGTGTTGTTGTGTAGCGGTTTTTGACATGATAAATTCTCAATTAAAAAGAAATATCTAAATTTAAGGAGAGAATAGAAAAAATGTTAAAACAAGAAGAAATGATTTTAATGATACGAGATAAAGGAATAAAAGATGAAAGAATCGATTCTATATTGATGTATGGTTCTTTTACTCAGAGTTCTGGAGATAGATTTTCAGATATAGAATTTTATGTTTTTGTAGATGATATTTACTATGAAGAATTTGATACGGAAAAATGGATTTCATCTGCATATCCTATACATACTCATTTTTTTAATGAGTATGGTTCAGAAGTGGTGATATTCACTAACTTGATTCGTGGTGAATTTCATTTTCTACCTCGTAGTGAGATGATAATTATAGAATCATTTGCAAGTGTGGGATACTTTCCAGATATCAATTCGATGTGTCTCTGTGACAAAAATGGTAGACTTCGAAAATCACTACAGGTTTTACAAGATTGTGAAGTAGAAAGACAGACAGCAGAAAATGTTGAATTTATATTCAATAACCTACTAAATGCAATTCTATTTGGAATAAATGTGTTTAAAAGGGGTGAATTGGCTCGTTCCTTAGAATGTTTATATTATTCTCAAAAATATTATTTGCAATTAATAAGGTTACTTGAGAATAAAACAGAACATTGGGTAAATCCATTTAAAAGTTTGGAGAAAGAAATCTCAGTTTCTGCTTATGAATCATACAGGAAATGTACATCAAACTTGGAACCAGCATCCATTTTATCTTCATATAAAAATTTATTGAAGGAAAGTAAGAGAAATATCAATATCTTGAAGTTAAAATATAACATTACTGATTTTAATGAGTTAATAGATAATATAGAAAAGTATATGAAATCTCAAATATAGTATTATTTATGACGAAAGGCTATAAATCTCTATAGCCTTTCGTATGGTTATAGTACCATTGTAATAAGACGCATCATTTATATTATATGACACAAATATAAATATTCAATGAAAGCATCTTCCTAATTGGTAGGTGCTTTTTTCATGCCCATTTTAAGGAGGTTGATGTCCATGGGAATATTACAAGGAATATTCAAGGCTAGAGACAAGCCTAAAGACGCTCTTGGTGGAAGCCGCTACAGTTTCTTTTTTGGAAGCACCAGTGCTGGTAAGCCAGTTAATGAGCAAACCGCCATGCAAATGACAGCGGTCTACAGCTGCGTAAGAATCTTATCGGAGACCTTGGCTGGTCTACCACTTCATGTGTATAAGTACAACGATTCAGGTGGCAAGGAGAAAAACCTAAAACACCCACTATATAAACTGCTCCATGATGAACCAAACCCTGAGATGACTTCCTTTGCGTTTAGAGAGACGCTGATGAGTCATCTTTTATTATGGGGAAATGCCTATGCTCAGATTATTCGAAATGCACGTGGCGAAGTGATTTCTCTCTACCCATTAATGCCCAACAAAATGACAGTCGATCGCGATTCAAGTGGTCGGCTTTTCTATTTGTACCAGCGTGGCAGTGAAGATGCTCCTACTCTTGGTAGAGACAATCAGGTCTATCTTTCACCATCAGACGTCCTTCATATCCCAGGACTTGGCTTTGACGGACTGGTAGGTTATTCACCCATTGCCATGGCAAAAAATGCTGTGGGCCTAGCCATAGCTACTGAAGAATACGGAGCTAAGTTTTTTGCTAATGGTGCTTCACCGGGTGGTGTCCTGGAACATCCTGGTACTATCAAGGACCCTGCAAGGATTAAAGAATCCTGGAATGCAGCTTATCAAGGAAGTGGTAATGCCCACCGGGTGGCTGTTCTTGAAGAAGGTATGAAGTATCAACCTATTGGCATTTCTCCTGAACAGGCACAGTTCCTTGAAACCAGAAAGTTTCAGATCAATGAGATCGCTCGTATCTTTAGAGTGCCCCCTCATATGCTTGCTGATCTAGAGAAGTCATCCTTTAGTAACATCGAGCAGCAATCACTTGAGTTCGTGAAATACACCCTTGATCCCTGGGTAGTCCGATGGGAACAGTCCATGTGTAGGGCGCTGCTCATGGAAAGTGAGAAACCTAATGTGTTTATCAAGTTTAATGTAGATGGTCTTCTGCGTGGTGATTATGTAAGTCGTATGAGCGGATATGCCACTGCAAGGCAGAATGGCTGGATGAGCGCCAATGATATCAGAGAGCTTGAAAATCTGGATAGAATTCCAGAATCTTTAGGTGGCGACCTCTACCTCATCAACGGTGCCATGACTAAATTACAGGACGCAGGCGCGTTCGCAAATATCAAAGAAACGGAGGAACCTAAATGAAGAAATTTTGGAACTGGGCACGAGATGAAAACACTGGTGTCCGAACACTCTACCTAGACGGCGTAATTGCCGAAGACTCATGGTTTGACGATGATGTCACCCCTAAGGCATTTAAGGCAGAGCTTACTGCCGGTGAGGGTGACATTGTTATTTGGCTAAATTCTCCAGGAGGTGATTGCATTGCTGCTAGTCAGATTTACACCATGCTAATGGATTACAAAGGCACTGTTACCGTAAAGATTGATGGCATTGCCGCTTCTGCTGCCTCTGTCATCGCTATGGCGGGGACAACGGTGCTCATGGCACCAACAGCCCTTATGATGGTCCATAACCCCCTTACCGTGGCCATTGGGGACAGCGAGGAGATGAAAAAAGCCATCGCCATGCTTTCTGAAGTTAAAGAGAGCATCATCAATGCCTATGAAATCAAGACAGGCCAGTCAAGAACAAAGCTCTCCCATCTTATGGATGCAGAAACCTGGCTCAATGCAAAGAAGGCCATCGAGCTTGGCTTTGCTGATGGCATCTTGGAGGATGAGAAGAAACGAAATCAGACCGAGGACTTTACCTATGCCTTTAGCCGCAGAGCTGTTACCAACTCTTTGCTGGATAAGGTAAAACCCAAACTAGAAAAAGAGAATACCGGCACCCCAATCGAGTCGTTAGAAAAGCGGCTTTCTTTGATTGGGCACTAAATTTTAGGAGGAAAACACTATGAATAAAATTCTTGAACTACGTGAAAAAAGAGCAAAGTCCTGGGAAGCTGCTAAAGCCTTCCTGGATACCAAAAGAGGTACAGATGGAATTGTGTCCGCGGAAGACACTGCAACCTATGAAAAAATGGAATCGGATGTTGTTGCCCTTGGTAAGGAAATTGATCGTCTTGAAAAGCAAGAAGCGCTAGACCGTGAGCTTTCAAAGCCACTTAACACACCGCTTACCGGAAAACCTATCTTCCAAGGTATGGAATCCAAAGGCGGCAGAGCCTCCGCAGAATACCAGAAAGCCTTCTGGAATGCCATGAGAACCCGTTCTGGTGAAGGACTCGATCCAGTGATTAAGAACGCACTGCAGATCGGCACCGACACAGAAGGTGGATATCTTGTACCAGATGAGTTCGAGCGTACTCTTATTGAAGCTTTGGATGAAGAGAATATTTTCAGAAAGCTGGCCAACGTCATCTCCACCTCATCTGGTGATCGTAAGATTCCAGTAGTGGCTTCCAAGGGTACTGCTTCTTGGATTGATGAAGAAGGTGCCATTCCTGAAAGCGATGATAGCTTTGGTCAGGTTTCTATTGGTGCTTACAAGCTGGGTACCATGATTAAGGTATCGGAAGAGCTTCTAAATGACAGCGTCTTTAATCTTGAAAACTATATCGCCAGGGAGTTTGCAAGACGTATCGGTAACAAGGAAGAAGATGCCTTCTTCACAGGAGATGGTTCTGGTAAGCCTACGGGGATCCTGGCCGCTACAGGTGGAGCACAGATCGGTGTAACTGCTGCAAGTGCTACAGCTATTACCATTGATGAGATTTTGGACCTCTTCTACTCTCTTAAGTCTCCTTACAGAAATAAGTCCGTGTTCGTTATGAACGATGCTACCATTAAGGCCATTAGAAAACTAAAAGATGGTCAGGGTCAGTATATCTGGCAGCCTTCACTTCAGGCCGGAACTCCAGATACCATTTTGAACAGACCTGTTTACACTTCATCTTACGTTCCTACCATTGCTGCATCTGCAAAGTCCATTATCTTCGGTGACTTTGGTTACTACTGGGTAGCGGATCGTCAAGGCAGAGTCTTCAAGAGACTTAATGAGCTCTATGCGGCTACTGGCCAGGTAGGTTTTGTTGCCACTCAGCGTGTGGATGGAAAGCTGATTCTTCCTGAAGCCATCAAAGTGCTTCAGCAGAAAGCGTAATGGAGGTGTCCTATGAGTTATAACACAAAGAACTTTACCGAACAGGGCGGTGAAAAAACCGTCATTGGTGGAACGCTTGAGATCAAGGAGGGGGCGGTCGTTACTGGCCTCCCCGTTCTTGATAATCAAGCTGCAAGTACTGCTGCCACAGTAGAAGATTTGGTGACGGATTTTAATGTCCTTCTCACCAAACTTAAAGCAGCAGGGCTTATGATTTCAGACTAATGAAAGGATGGTGGCGAGATGACACTGCTGGAAAAAGTGAAAGCAAATCTAATTCTTGATCATTCGGCTGATGATGAACTACTTGAGATGTACATCACCGCCGCCACGAGGTATGCAGAAAGTTATCAGCATCTTCCTGAGAACCACTACGTGGAAGCAGTTATGCCAGCCACCACACAGCAGGCCATCATTATGCTGTCGTCCCACTTTTATGAATCCAGGGACGGCAGCACCGGTGGTTTCTTTTCTGATAATGTGCAGGCTGGACAACAGGTATGGAATACAGTCAATCTCCTGCTGAGACTTGATCGGGATTGGAAGGTGTAGTTATGAGCTTTGGAAAAATGAATACCTTTATTGACATCATTGAGAGCGTCACCATAAAAGATCCTGAAGGGTTTAAAACTGAAGTTGATAACATTGTATCTTCTGTAAGAGCTTACCGTGAAGGTCGGCATGGCAATGAGAAATGGGCAAACCGAGCTTCCTTTTCTGAAGCCACAGACCTTTTTCGCTTTCGCTGCATCCCTGGTATAACCATAACAACAACTATGGTGATCATCCATAGTAATAAGAGATTTGAAATCACATCTGTTGAGGATGTGAAAGGCCGCGGTATGTACATTGAAGCGCTGGCCAAGGAGGTGGTTCCAAGTGGCTAAAGGAACCATGAAAATGCCTGATGAGTTTCTAATGAAGCTTACAAAACTTGGTGATAAGACAGATGAGATCGTCTCTAAAGTTTTAGAAGCTGGCGGGGAGGTTGTTCTTGATAAAGTAAAAGCCAACCTCAAAGGTGTTATTGGGAATGAAACAAAAGAAAAAAGCCGTTCTACCGGTGAGCTGGTATCTTCACTAGGCCTCTCTCCCACCAAGCTAGATCGAAATGGAAACTTCAATGTCAAGGTTGGCTTCAATGAACCTCGTGGCGATGGAGATGCCAATGCCAAGATTGCAAATATCCTTGAATACGGTAAATCAGGTCAGCCACCTAAGCCTTTCTTAAAACCTGCAAAGTCCTCATCTCGGAAGGCATGCATTGAAACTATGAAATCAGAACTGGATAAGGAGATTGAAAAGCTATGAGCTTACTTGCGGATTTAAACCACATACTCGGACCCCTAAACATTACTGTGG